CCTTGTCGCTTTTCTGAAAAGTTAATGTACTCGCCATTTCTTTCGTCATTCCGCATGTTACCCTATTACCCTGTCTTATCAACATTCTCGAAGGCGTAAAATAACGGTTCATTAGATCGTCTCTAAACAAACTCGTATCGTCATTTATCGTTATATTTTCACCCTTTTCAGGCTTCCAAAACTCACCATATTTTTGAGATTTAATCACAAATACGCTGCTGTCGGATTTTAAATCTACTGTTTCATCTACCAATAACATAGATGCAAGATTATCGATAATGCCTTTAGTGTCTCCCCTGTATTTTGAAATGTTTTCAAACTTAGTAGCAGTATTCATGATCGAAGTAAATTCGCTTGTCGTGTTTGGCTCTCCACGACCATTTACTGTTAAGTACTCATAATTATCAAAGCCGCATTTAATGTTAGACGGTATCAATTCCGGCATGACCTGAGATTCAATGTCATATTTATTGATCCTGTTTGACAAATCAAGAATTTGAACATCTTGAAAGAAATAGGCATAATCTTCAATTCTTATTCTTAATTCGCCATCAATTGAACTGTCAATCATGTACCCTACATTCCAGATAGATTTCATTGATTCAAACAAATCTTTAAAACTTACAGCTAATTGAGCGTCTGTATTTGACAATAATATACCCCTTATATTTAATCCCGTTTGAATGTGTGCAAATCTAAGTTGGTTTTCAGTTAAATAATTGGCGGTATTTGGTTCGCACTGAATATCTAAGCGACCAAAATATTCGGAATAAAATGGGTATTGCCTGTCTAAAATATGCTGGCATACACGCTCCATTGCTTCATAAATTGGGAATCCTTCACTTGTTGAGTCAGGTGACGCGGCTACGCTTGAAGTAATGGTTATTCTTTGTGTCAGAGAATAGGCAGTATAATGAGAAGCAATGCCGGCAGACCTTACAACTAATTTTAAATCGTTTCCGGAAGACACCGAAAGTGGGACGGACCCTTCAATTACATATACCTGCTCTTCTCCACCAAACCCACCTAAATCATGGGTATTTATTATCTCAATAGTGCCGTCTGAGTGTATTTTAGTTTCGAGTATTTGAAGTTTCCACGGCAATGATCCAGTATATTTATTCGTTACGTATTCAGCAAACGTATAGTCAATTACAAAATCATAGTCATATTTTGCCTTTGGAAAGAATGAAACTACATCTAAAAGTGAAGTTATCCTGGTTGCGTATTCCGTTCGCTGAATCTCGGTAAACCTATTATTATTAATTATCTCAAGCGGTAATGTGGTATAGGTAACTACACCGTCCTGATGAATTAATTCGTTTTCGTCAAGGCCGGCAGATTCTTTTACTAAATGAGCTGAATAATAAATGTTAGTTGCATCATATAATATGCTCTTTCGTAATGCCGGATAGTCTGTAATCTGAAAGCCTCCAATAGATTTTAATTTTGTAATATCTACATTAACATCCTTCCGGTTATCTAATTTAGTTTGCACCGAATTGTTAATAGCTTTTATCCTGACTCCAAATGCAAATTTTCCAATTTTAACTATCTCGTAAAAATTGAAATTAATGTCGAACCGTGAAGGAAATTCGACATATTCACGAATTGAATTTTTCCACCATTCAACTATTAAAGTACACTTTGCGTTCACTTCTTTTAGCTCATACAATCCTCTCAAATAAGCAGCTCCGTTACCTACAAAAGTAAGTGAATCCTGTTGAAACGAACTAAACACCCCGCCTACATCCAAGTCACGTTTGATATTTAATGTTCCTGATTTCCAATCAATAGGTTCGGGTTTGCAGATAATTTCGTTCGTTTCGGACGCTAATCTAAATCTGTAACGTTCAGGTGTATTTGATTCGATTCCGTTTAAAAATGCCATTAGTTGCTTCGTGTTAATCTGCTTAAATAAATTGTTTGACTATGTGATGTGGCATGTCCGATCTGCCTATGATCTTGATCGTAAATAGCAACAGGCTTATTTTTGATTGCTTTTTCAACACCCATCAACCCGTTTAATATCCTGTCATCTGTCATTTGCCGACCGCCTCCCATATGATCAGACATTTTCATCATCTTTTCAGTTTCGGGATTGGAAAAGATTTGCGCCCCTTTAAATTTACTGCCTTCAAAGTAAGTGGCCTTATTTGCCATCATGAGTTCACCTGAACGCAAACTCATCAGCTCTCTTCCTGCCTCTCCAAAAATACCCATGCCTGGAGCATCTTTTGTTCCGTGTTTGAATTTAGGAATAGGTTGAGCTGCCGCTAATCCTAATTGAACCGCCCCTAATGCAAGTACCCACGCAAGGAACGGCATACCTCCTGTTAATGGTGATTCTGCAACCGCCTTAGATGCGCCTATGGCTGTATTTAGCGCAATATTAAACATCGCCTGCAGTTTATCAGATTTAGCCTGTTTTAGCTTGATTGCAGCGGCCTTCTTTGCATATTCTTCTTCAATCTTTGCCTTTTGTGCCTCTGTTAGATTCTTGTTTGCCAATTTTGCGGACTTTTCTTTGTCGAGTGCGCTTAATTCTTCGTCACGCTTTGCAGACCCTAAATCAAAAACTCCATTCACCAATTCGGATGCAATTTCAAATTGTTTATCCCTTACTTTTTCGGCTAATTTAATTTTATCTTCTGCGGCCTTTTCTTCTGCTTTTTTAATCTTTTCAAGATCAGACATAGAATTGTCAACCGACGTAATGCTTGCATCAATACTTGCCTTTAAAGTATCATCGATGAATTTTTGTTTCTCTTTTTCCGATTCTTCAATCTTTTTTAAGATTTCATCCTCTGATTTAATCGTAATGTCCTGAATTTGTATTTGCGCGTCTTCGTATTCTTTTGTTCCTATTTTATAAAGACTTGCTTTTTTATTTTGAAATTTAATTTCTTGGTTTTCTAATTCAAGTTTATATTGATCGTCACTTGTTATACCGTCAATATGACGCTTTTTAATTAATTGAATCTCTTTTTTATTTTCAACTTCTGCATTTTCAATTATTTTAGCGCGCGCATCTTTTGCGGCCTGAACTCCTTCTTTTGCCAACGTTTCTCTTTCCCCTGCCAACCCCTTTTGTAGTCTGCGTGTTCTATCCTGCAAATCCTTATCTAAGTTAAACTCGTCTGATTTTGACTTTTGAAGCTTTTGAAATTCCTTTTCGTTTTTGTTTACGAACTCAGCAAATGCAGCATCTTTTTTAGTTAGGGATTCAAGTTCTTTATCGTCAACTTGTAACCATTGTTTTAATTGCGCCTCTTTTTGCGCCATCGTCATATTACTGTTTTGCATCTTAGATGCCAAATTCATTGTTTCAACATCATTTCTTTCTGTAAGAAATCCCTTTTCTATTCCATTTAATTCGATTTCCTTGTCCATTGCCTGTTGAAGCAAGTCCAATTTTACCTTTCCGGTTGCAGCTGCTGCTTTGTTTTTAAGTTCTGAAACCTCGAATGCTAATTTGGCTGTTCTGTTTGCGGACGCTGCCTCTCTGTCATCTATATTATCCATCATAGCGGCATAATCATCACCGGCTTTTATTGTGCCTTTTACCTGATCCATGATTCCACTAAATGCATCCTTCCCGTTCTTTTTCATTCCCTCCCAGTCAAGAGTAATAATAGAACCCATTAATTTAAAATACGACCACAAACGATCCATTAATATGTCTACAACGTTCCCCAATGCTTTTAATGCACCCGCAAAAGCTACAGCTCCATCGTCTGTCGAGGTGAAGGCTTTAAATAGTCCACCCAATACAAAAGCAATTCCAGCAATAACTGCAACGATAGGTATTTTCATTAACGCCATCAATGAAGACCCAAACCCCTGCACCCCCTGAACTGCCGAACCTAATGGGCCAGGTAATCTTCCTAACGCCTCCGCATAATTACCCACGTTCCTTTGATGCCTGTTTGTGGACTCTTCTGCTGCCAGTATCGATCTGGATAAATTATTTATTTCGGCCGCTGCTGCCGCTGTTCTGGTTCCTGTTCGGTCATATTCGCGTGTCAATTCAGACAGTTTTTGTCTCATGCGAACTAAGGAACCTTCTTCGGCCTGTTCTGCTCTTGCTTGTGCTGTTAATGCCTGTGTCATTTGCTGAGCTGCAACCCTGTTCCTAACTACGGCCGCTGCCCTTGCGTCGGTCAATTGAGTTAATCGCTGTTGGCTAACCGCTAATTGCCTATCGAGCGCATCCTGCTGCTGAGTAACGTTTGCCGTTTGCCTTTGCGCTTGATTTAATGTCGTTGTAGTAGCGACGTTGGTATTTATTACAGCGTTGCTATCGTTGATCGTCTTAACCAGCTTTAAATAATTGGCAGCCGTTGCGGTCAATGTTGTATTTAAGGTGGTTAATCCTTTGTTAATCTCTTCTATCTGAACTATTTCTTGTGATGATGCCATAATTATATTGTGTTAATACATGCAAATTCGCAAAATAATTCTTTTGCCTTATTATTATATGCCATAGCTGCGTCAATTTCGCTTTCGAAATATCCTAAGTGTATCTGTTTATCATCTTTTCTTATGCTTGAAATCCATTTATTATAATTTTTAGCCCAGCAAACACCCTTGTATTTAGACGATGTATTTGTATTTCTTTTTCTGCCATTCATCATATTTTGAGCATATGTACACTTTCTTAAGTTTGATTTTTGATTGTTAAGTCCATTGTGGTCTATATGGTCAATCATTTTTTCTCCCATTACATCCCAATGCATACTTGCGTATATTTGCCTTCCGTTAGATTTTCCAACGTATCTACTGGCATAAAATCTACCTTTCTTTTTATAGGCATTCCATTTAAATTGATTCAGGTATTCGAAATCACCATCGTCAACCATTGCAATTTGTCCCTGCGTTAATTTAATCTCTTTCATGTGAACCAGTTTTAAAATATCCAGAACAAGTAAAAATAGGAAGGGAGTTCTGGTTTCCCTTATCGGTCGGTAGCTACTCCGACCTATCCTATTGTAAATATAATCAAATATTTTCATCTTCTGGCTTTGATTCACTTTTTATTTTACTCTCTGCTAAATTTTTTAAGCTCACAAAATCAGTTAAATACATATCCCTATTGATCGGTTGATTCATAAAAACAAATACTGAATTTATTACATCAATTAATTTAGTTTGTTTTTCTTCATCCTGTTTAATTTCTGGATACATTTCGGCATATTTATCAGCTTTATGTTCGATATATTGCCTTAATACGTCAACATCTTCCGGCGATTTCAATTCTATTCCGGTATGTTTTAACACTTCACTTTTAACCTTTTCAAACTCTGCCTCTGATTCGTTTAAATCTTTGCCTATTAACAGCTTCCATGCCTCAATACGTGACTTTAAAACCACCTCGATGATAACAGCTTTGTAAAGTGCTTCAAGTATTTGTAATCTTCGATATGCCATTAGTTTATCGAAGTCATCTTGAATATCAGTAACCGGACTATTCCCAATTAGCTTAAATATTTCAGCTGCAAGTTTTTCAAGTCTTTTGCGAAAAGGAAATAACGGAACAAACCAGTACTTCTTGAGTGAGTTGGCTGTTTTCGTTGCGTCCAGCAAGATTATATCCTTTAGGGTTATTTGATAGATGGATTTTATCATCTCAATACATTTTTTAAGTAATCGTTTATAATCAACGCGTTATTCGATTCTTTTACTTTCGGCTGATTGGTTGGGCTTATCCCAAATATCTTGCCGTAATTCTTTGTTAAATATCCTGCCTTTTGATCTTTTGAACTCATAAAGTATTCCTTTGAATTTGGCATAAATATAAACATTGCTTTTTGAAATGCGCCGGTTAAGAATAGATTCGGCTTTGTTTTATGTGATCTTTTGGCGTATGCTTTTGTAAGATTGGTTGAACCTGTCAATTTATGAATAAGTGACTTATCATCTGCATCCGTTGAATTGAACATTTGCACCCGATTGGCTTCTACATTCTTTGGATTAGCTTCAATCTCCTTTACAACATTGGCGTCAAAGTTTGCCATCCATTGCGCTGACTTCTTTTGTATGTCGATGATTCTTGCCATAATTCAAAGATATAAAAAAAGGGATGAATTACCACCCCTCTATTTTAATTTAGTCGTTTCCGACCTTCAATTTAATCAAAGGCGGAATTACACCTAATAGCTTTGCAGCCTGTTCGGGTGATTCTTTTACGTGACCTTTCAGACTGTTTTCGTAGAATAACAGAAAGTCAGGCCAAGACCATGCTGACCAATTAAGTTCATCGTTAATATCTACGTCTCCGATTATCATACTACTGGAATATTAAGGACATTCGATAAATAAGTCACGTTCGTGCTGATCGTTTCGGCTTGTATCTCAAAGTCTCCGGTCATCTTTGCAGCACCGTTCAGGAACGTCAAAGTATAAACCCCGATCGATGCGGACGTTGCTACGATAGTCGTTGCGGCTCCGGCAGGGTCTTTGCTTGTCTTTACGACTTTCCATTGCGTCGATAAAGGGAACCCAGAATAAGCGTCACCAGATACGCGGTGAGTTGCTTTAATTACAACTGTTCCGCCCGTGTTTTCATAGCTGGTCATCACTTCTAAATTAATACCAACCGGTACGCACTCTTCAAGCTCACGGCGTCCGAATGTAGTTTTAATCAGAACGTGATTTTTGTATTGTTCAACGTCATCAAACATGATATCGAAGGCGTGTGCTTTTTGCTTGCCGTCTCCACCTGGCTTAGGTAAATCGAAAGTCAGGAACATACGACCTTCAAAACCTACTACCTTGCCAGTTGATTTTTGAAGCGAACAAAGAAAGTCACCATTGGCAAGAATGGGAACAAAATCAAATTCTCCACAATCGGCAGAAAACCATGTTACGTAATCTTCATAAGACATAAAACCGTAACCGGTGAACTCAGGTGCAAAGTCTTTCGTTTTCTCTTTGTACCCAGTGTTAGCAGTCGTGAACTCTGGAGCGGTTGTTTTAGGCTCGAATCCACGAGCAAGATCAATATAAGTAGCGGCAATTGCGGCGGATGTCGCTGGAGCTATTAACCCCTTCCATCCGACCAGCGTCTTTGCCTCCGCTTGCGTTAGGGACGTGCCACGATTCATGACAATCAACCCCTTTACATCGGTGAGGAATACTTTAGATTTACCACCACCGGCAAATTTTTGTGTAGCCATTTTTTACTGTTGTATTATTAATAGATTTTCAAACTTTATTTCAATAGCTGATAAATGGTCTGGAAATTGATCGGCCGGCTCTGTCCAATACGGATGATCATTTACCGTATATTTAAAATTAGGATCCAGTTCGATATTTCCATTGTACGCAAATTCATCAACAAGTAATTCAAATATCGGATAAAGTACAGCCTTCAAGGTATTGGTATACTTCTGGTCTGTCATATCATCCGGATTCGTTAAAGAACAAATAAACACCCTCGGAGCGATTGAATAGATGCAGGGGTCAGTATACACTTGCTGGTTGTCTTTCGGTCCACAAACAAGCCAAATTAAAGGATACTTTTCGAGTTGATTAGTATCTTTAATTAAGCATTGACTGATAAATTCTGCATCTGTTCCATATTCGTAACTGATTGCCGGACCATCCGACACGTAACGCAATTTAACGGCGTTAACCAAGTTATTGAATACGTCCGGAAAGTGTCTAAAGTCGATCATATTCCAAAAGAGTTAATTCCCCAAATCGGAGTAAATCTCCAATCTGGATAAGATTCTTTGTTTGCAAATAAGAAGTTATGCGCCGATGGTTCAAAGTTGAAAAATGTAGTATGCAAATAACCGATACAATCAAATTGCTTTGGAGATTTACCGTATAACTCCCTCATCCGATCCCATGCGTTAATCATTTTATTGACAGGTGAAACGCGATTGCCTTTTTCTCCTTTGGCTAAAATTGCACCAATACCGGAGTTATGGACTGTTTCGCGTTCGATCATTTTGTAATACGTATAATAAGCGATTAAAGACTGCTTGTCTGAATTTTTCAGGCCATTCCATTTCAATAGAATGCCGTTAATTTCAAATTCTGCACCGTCAACCAAATCAATAAATGGTTGAGTTTGCGGTAATCCTTCCGCGTCAAGATCGGCAATCAATAACGAATACAACTTATAGCCCAACAAGCTAATCAATATTTCTTTTTCGTACTGACCAATAGCCTGAATGATTGCCGTTGCATTTGATATTGTGCCGGTCTGATTCGGAACTGCTATTTCGCCTACAAAATACGTATTGTCAATAAATGCCATAGCTTACTTTTCAGATTCTTTTATTTCAATCTTCTGGATTTCGATCTTTGCTTTTTTAACAGGTGGTTCGATGGAGTTGGCTACTCCTATGCGTGTCATAATTGTAGCCAACTTACCGGTGAATACCTTTCCTGATTTTTTGGAAACGGAT